AAAACACAAATAAGAAGCTATACAGAAGTTAGTTCTACTGTTTTATCAGACAGTGTATTAGAGAATATAATACTAAATGCACAATATAGAATTTTTAGAGATGTGCCTATTGATGCTGATAGAAAAACATCAACAGGTAATTTTACTTCTGGAACAAATAACGTAACAGTTCCTGCAGGAGCTGTATTTGTTAGAGCAGTACAAGTATATACTGCAACTGGATCTACTTATACGGGTGCCAATACATACTTAGAAAAAAGAGATATTACATTTTTAGAGGAATATATTTCAGCAGCTACATCTACTGGAACACCGAAATATTATGCAATGTTAGATACAGGAGCAACTGGAGAAAGTTCATCAAACTCTGGATCTATCATTGTATCACCAACACCAAGTGCAACATTTGCATACAAAATACACTACAACGCAGCGCCAGCATTATTAGAAAACGATGATACTAATTATATTAGTATGAATTTTCCAAATGGTCTGCTATATTGTTGTTTAGCAGAAACATATGGTTTTTTAAAAGGACCAGCGGACATGTTAGCTTTGTATGAACAAAAATACCAACAAGAAGTACAAAAATTTGGAGGAGAGCA